GGCGGCGAAGCATGGGCTCGACCGCCTTCTGGATCACGCCGCCCTCGCCGAACCACGCGAGCGGCTTGTACTTCGCTATCAGGTCAAGCTTGCGCTCGATCCATTCGTCGGATGCCGTCTGGCCTCGCCAGCGCGCTACCCTGTATATGTCGCCCTCGGGACACACTCCCCACACATGGTGCACCGTGTAGTCGCCGCCGCCGTCCGTCACCGCGTAGTCGCTTGTTCCGTAGTAGCGCAGCTTCGGCAGGACGTGCCATGTCCTGAACCAGGACCGCTGGAAGAATGTGCCTTCGTCCGGCTGTGGCTGCTGCTGGTATAGCGCGGACCATTCACGCGGGCCGATGGTATTTCTGATCCTTTCGAGCGCGTCGACATCATACCATGCAGGCCAAAGTGCTTGGCCCGCCGTATTGATCGCGGGAAGTTCGAGCACCTTCCACTGGTCGCGCTCCTGTTCGAGGATGCGTCCGGCAAGGTCGTCCTCGTGCCAGCGAGTATTATGGCTCACCAATCCGTTAGCGATAAAGTTTTCAGTGCGTTCGACCTGAATATCGAACACATCTTCAAAACCGCCATCAACGATCTCAGCAATCTCGTCGGGAATCGCGCTCAATGTATCGAGCGGCTGCCCGCAAAACTTCAGGGCTTTTGCCATATCCAACTGCGAGATTGCAGTCGTTGCACAGCAGCCCGCGAACGTGCCCACCGTCATGGCAGTGATCGACGCAGAGTTTACCCCTCCAATGGGCGTGTGTGTTGCGCTCGCTAGGCGGTTGCTTGCAAACAGCGCAGACACCCCCTTGCCCAACCAAGAGCATATCGTATTCAGCCAAACTGATACCATAGCGGTGACGCAAATGCGCTTCTCGCCGCGACTTGGCATTGACTGAAGGTGGGCGGACACCTTCCGCCCAGCGGCGCTTGTTGTAGTGGGATGTGCACAACCCCTTGCACTTCGCAGGCTTTTGACACCCATCCTCAAGGCATTCAACGCCTCGCCACTTCCCCCAGTGACCGACAGGATGTTTTGTCCCGGCCTGAGCGCGGACGTTCGCCTCCATACTTCTCGACCACTTTCCACAACAAGGAACGGATGCCTTGCGTTCGCACGGACGATCTTGCCGGACTTCATCTTAATTGTAAACAGGCGATCAGGCCCTTGATGGGCCCAATTCACCACTTTTGCAGCACCAATTGAGCCATGCTCGTAGGTTGCCACCATGATACCTGGACGAATATCTCGCAAAGGTCGTTCGCTTCCATCAGCCAACAAAACTGGTGTATCGCCAGTCATGCACTGTATCAGGACTATCGCGCCGCCCGGCATCAAGCGCGTGTATAAGGTCGACCGATACCAGTCCCACACCAGTTCCCGGCGCCGTTCACTGTCCGCCTCCTCGCGGTCCTTGAACGGGTCGTCAATCAGCGCAAGGTGCGCGCCGCGTCCCGTCACTGCCGTACCTACGCCTGCCGCGACATAAGCGCCGCCTGCATTCGTATTCATGCGGTTCGCCGCCTGACTGTCAGCCGCGAGACTGACGCTAGGGAATACCTGCCTGAACTCCGGCTCGGCCACGAGGTTTCTGACATTGCGTCCGAAATCGTTGGCCAAGTCGCTGTTGTATGACGCCGCGATAATCTGGCGCTGCGGCTGCCGTCCGAGACACCATGCGGGAAAGCGCTTGGACGCCAACTCGCTCTTGCCGTGACGCGGCGGCATGAAGATCATTAGCCGGTCATTATCGCCGCGTTCGACTTCCTCAAGTGCGGCTGCGATCTGCTCGTGATGCTGCGCCCGCCGGTAAAGGGGGTTGGTGTATTCAGTGAACCGAAGAAGTGACCGCCTCGCCCTCGCTGCCTGCACCTCTTGCAGACTTGGCAAGGATTGTTTCGAGGCTGGCGAGTTCGTCGTCGCTGAGTGCGTCGAGGTCATGCTTCACCGTCACAGTCGTTGTGTTCGTCACCGTCAGCTTGTCGCTGTATTTGCCGTGCAGCTTGCCAGCCGCCCATTTACGCGCGTCGATAGCGATGCGGCGATCTTCCGCGCTCATGGTCGTGTCGTCCGCGATCTCCAGTATCTCGTCAAAATAGCTGTCGGCCTGGAGTTCGCGCGCGCGCGCGTATTGCGCGTAGCTTTCGCCGTTTTTGTTAAGCCAATACCTGACGCCGCTTTCGGATCGGCCCATTTCCCGACAGATAGCGCGCAAGCTCTTGCCTTCAGCAAGCTTATTGCAGATGTCGGTGACTTCTTCCTCGGTCATAGCGATTTGGCCTCTATAAAACCGATGCCACGAGGGCCTTGGATGGCAGTTTTTCCGCCACTGCGCGCTTTGCTCCTGCCGTGTCCGACTTCGCGGTAAGCCAGCAGTCCTGCGTCATGCTTGGACATGCCCTGATCTCTTAGCTGCTTGATGCGCGCCACGATGTGGCCTTTGCCCTTTTTTGCCATGACATGACCCTCGTCGAGCTTGGCTGGAATTGTGGCACAATTCCGACTGTCATTTACATGCAGAAACCATACGAGGCGGCAAATGTCAATAATGCCGCGCCAGTATTCCCCTTCGCCCGGTTTCAGGTGCGATGATGTCGAGCCCCTTGCAGGCGTCTGCTATCCGCTTGGCGTCGAGTTGGCGGGGGGTGCCACCGATCAGGCGGTCGAGCCATTCCGGTCCGCTGTCTGCGTATTCTGCCGACACCAGTTGCTCGAAGTGAAATAGCTGTCCTGGTGTCAGTACTGCCTCCAGCGCGTCCTTCCACTCCCATAGCTTGCGGTATGTTTCGAGGTCTTCCGCGACTGTATCGGCTGATGAGCCTCGCGGCGTATCGTCAAGCGCGCAGCGTATTTGCGGGCGGGGAAGGAATCTACGGGTCAGGTCCGCAAAACGCTTGCCTGCGTCCATGCGCATTTTAGCCTCGTCGTCAGCGCCCAGCAGTCCGGTGATATAGGCTCGACCTAAAGCGGTGACGCCATGCTGTCCGTATCGATCCTGCCGCTCCTGCGCTGCGTCTGTGCCTCTGTCGATGCGTTCGGTCCTTGCAAGCTGGCCGTTCGGCTGCCGCCTGCCTGACTTGCTTGGCCTTCCCCTGCGTCGCGCCATATCAACACCTTTCAGCCTGTCCCATGACTACAGCAACCCGAACTTTTTTTCAAGGCTGCTGCATTTTCCTGTTGACATACTGGCTAACTCTGTTAGTCTATGGACAACAAGCAAGGAAACACGCAGGGGCAATTCCGCCCAATCCCGAAAGGAGACTGCAATGTCCCACTCCCTTCCTCCGCAAGGCCACCCTGCCCGCGAACTCTTCGAGGTTGCCGACCTCGTTGCCGTCTCGACTGGTAAAGTTCCGGTCGCCACAGAGTTGCACATGCTTCGCCGCGAAACGCGCGAACTGTGCAGACGCAATCCTGCGGTTCGCCGTGCGACCTATTTCAAGGTCAATCCGACCAACGATCAGCTTGAACTGGTCAGCATCGGCCCGCGCGGCGGTTGGAAAAAAGAATGGGTCTTTGGGCCCATCACCAAGGCCACCGTGCTGCGGTGAACTGACGCCACCGGAGCCCTGCGCAGCAATGCCGGAGCTCAGGATGGCACCAGGCCAACAAGGAGAAAATGACATGAGCACTAGAAACACAATCAGCAAGTTTCCCGCCTATGTGGCATTTGACGGTCGCGAGATCGGCATGGAAGGCTTCATCATGATCGAGCCGGGAACAACCGGCTATATGCCCATGCACCCAGCCACCTCCTCCATAGAGCAAGCCGACAGGGTGGCTATGAGGTGGGGGGCCGAACGAACACCAACAGAAGCAGAGCGGGAGGCAGCGGTAATCGGCTCAATGTATGGGTGGCACGTTCCCGGCGCAGACCCAGATAATTACTGACGCCTCGCGGCAGGGTGCGCGTCATGCCGCCCTGCCATATGGTTTCAGCCAGACATGGAGAATGACATGGCTCAAGCAGTAAAACCAGCAGAGATGCCGCCAGTTCCAGAAAATGCAATGGGCTGGCGCAGGACAGCCCGGCGTGGCTCGGTCTTTCACGCGCATTCAATGGGAAGTCCCATCTGCGGATCGCGCATCCATCTTGACAGGGCCGGTTCAATTGCCCCCGAAAACCTTGGTGACATGCAATATTGGGGCGTCTGCCCGCGATGCTACCGAAAGGCTACAACATGACCCCCGCTGAATTCCGCGCCATCCGCCACGGGGCCGGGCTGTCACAGTCCGGCCTCGCCACCCTTCTCGGCGTTACCAAAATTTCCGTGCAGAACTGGGAGAACAGCCGCCGCCCCATATCAGGCCCGGTGAAATTGCTCATGAGGTTGATGGAACAGGGGCGGTTTCCGTAGGGCCGCCAATCTCCCTGAATTCACTGGTCCTGAAATCATAGGTCACGCGCTTCGAACCACGCCTGCCCGGCAGACCCATGCGTACCTTCTGCACGATTATTTCCGCCTCGTTGGCGTCGAAGCTGCTGCGGTGATAGGTCAAGCCGTATTCCGGTTTGTTCGCCCAATTCGCCGATCCCGATACCGAATACAGGCTGGGCGGTTTCTTCGTTCCTTCGAGCTGCTTGGCCGGGTGAGCGACGATCCAGAACGCGACATTATACTGGCGAGCGAGCCGCCTGATCGCGCGTAATGCCCTGCCGGTGTAATCCGTTTCGGTTTCCCCGTGACGCGTCTTGTGTTCGACTTCGTTCCACGGGTCCAGCACGACCATGCGGCAGCCATGGCGGGTCACTGCAACGCGAGCAAGGTCAAGAAAGCGGTCAAGGTCCATTTCGTCGTCCTCGTCAACCGCCTGGCTGATTATCATCAGACGTTCACGCAACAATTCCATCGCAGCCGTGCTGTCGCGGTGCCTGATAT